GCATCTTTTTCAGCTCCCACCTGTTTGTCGTGGTGGTCTGTATGAATTTTGAACATTGGTTTCCCGTGTGCGAAATCGACTAAAACAGGCATTGTATCACCCTCAGCATCATTTTTCTTTACTGAAAATTCTTTATCACCGTATTGTATTACATGAGCACCCACAACATCAATACCATTGTTCTCCAAATACTTTTTCATTGCGATTGCAGTAGTCACTCCATCCAAATCTTGGTGAAAATAAATTTCGGCTTTGGGATATCTATTCCTCAAATCCGAAATATTACGAATTCCTGTTTCTTTAATAATTCTTTTCATTAATTAGAATATACAAATAATTCAAGTTTGCCATCATCATCAAAAGACAATTCTACTTGTTGAAAATATTTTCCTCTTCCTTTTTCCATGTCTTCAGGACTTATACTTGAAATCCTAACCACATCACCATGTTTAAATTTTAAGAAATCTGTTGGTTTTATTATCATACCAACTGTCAACAATAAATCTTTATCTCCCTTTTTTATCGATGGTCTCCCTTTTACTGAAATAACTTTATAGTTCCTAGTTTTTGCATTAGGAAAATTACTTTTAATTGTTTTAATTGTTGGAAGTTTTTCAGAAAGTTTTTCGTCTTCACTTAAAATTTTGGATACTAATCTAACCAGTTCACTTTCTGTTAGTTTTATAACTTTTTTCATATTAGTGTTTTAATGTAAGTAGGTATTTTGATTTATTTATCAATGCCAACATCTCGTCTCGAAGATTTAATAGGTCGGTGTCGTATTTTGAATCCAATTGTTCTGACATCCCAACAAAAAACTCAGTAATTCCATCCAAAAAATTTTGCATACTAAGAGACGAAATATCTTGGAACATCAGTCCAAACTCAGGCTCAAATGTAGGCCTACCATACTTTCCCATCATTACCTCAGTAAATTCATCAATAAGACCATCTAAACCCTCGTAGATTTCTCCATACGTTCTATGTTTGGCGTCACCGAAAGTTTGCCAATGAAGAAATCTCCATTGAAGTTGTATTTGTACAAGTTTTTTTATTAATTCTTCTTTCATATATTAAAATTATAGTAAAGCAAGTGCAGCTCTTCCGATGTTACTAGAAAATAAACTTGACACAAAATCTGTAATGTCTGTATCTGTTTTCTTTTCAGGTTTAACCTTTTTACTTACATCAGATTGTTTAATATCAGGAAAATCTTCAGATGCGTATTCCTTAGCTTGTTCTGTTTTATTATACTCATCTACTTTTTTTCTTGTTGCTTCCTCACCACCCAAAATATCAATAGCCTCTTCAGGTGATACCGCATCAACAATACCAACCCAATCCAAAAATCCAAGCCAATATTTAGTTTGTCTGAGTAAGATTCTCATTCTTCTGTCTCCCAACAATCTTGGTGCTCCTCCTAAAAATATTTGTGATAATGTCCCTTTTTGACTCAACGCCGCATTATCCCACACCTTAGATGTTTTGAGGAAGTTTTGTAACTCATTGATGTTTTTTAATTGTTGTGCCTTTGTTATATTAACTGTTTTTGCCAACATTCCAGCTTCTGTAGCTAATTTCGTAGATTTTGCACCCGCTCTTTCAAGTAGTGTTAACCAATCGAAAACTGTATTTCTAAATCCTTTGAATATACCTCCAGGTAAAACATCTAATCGACTTTTCAAGTCCGGTGCCCATGTTGAAGCCTTTCTAATGAAAGAACCCACAACTCCTGGTGCTCTTGCAACCTTTTCGAGTTCAATTGCTGCTTCTGCGGTTTTACCTGCGGCCGCCAATTTTTCAGCCTTTTTCAATAGGTCCGCACTACCACCACCTATTCTTAACGCACCCATTACAGGTTTAGCAACAACATCACCTAAAATAGGGAATGCAGATATAAATGAAAGGGTTCCAAAAAAATAATCACCTCGGGTAAAATATCTAACACCATTAATAATATCAACGATTCCTGTAGGGTCGACAATACCAAGTAATTCAAACCCGATATCACCCCAAACACTCTCATTGATTGATTGACCTTTCTCCTTACTAAGTGATTTAGAGATTGTTTTAATTTGATTTTCGGTCAATACGAAATAAGTCATACAAAGTTTTTATATAAATATCCATATTAACAAAAAAAAGGGTCCGAGGACCCTTTCTTCACTAACAGTTTTTTATTTACTCTTGAGGTCTGCTTGGTCTTTCAGGTTTCAATTCAAAATCATTGTTAGATGGAACATCACCACCACCTGGGTTATCTGATATTGGATAAGTAGGTTGACTTGATGGTTCACTTTTTTTCTTTTTTGACTTGTAAATTATGAACCCTGAAACTGCAGCGAAAACTACTAAAACTAAAATAATCTGTAACATAATAAAAGTTTCCAATAAATATCTACGAAAAAAAGAAAGGGTCTCAAGACCCTTTTTTAAATTCCATTTCTATTTGTTTGTTTTTATCAACAAAGTGTTGAACTCTTTCCCTTGCAACCTCACAATATCTTGGACTCAATTCAATACCAACCCATCTACGTTTGTCAATTTCCGCAGCAACCATACTTGTACCTGAGCCACAAAATGGGTCCAAAACCAAGTCATTTTTATAACTCAAAATTCTTATGGCCTTTTGAGGGATGTCCAATGAAAATGTTGCTTTGGTCATTTGTTTGGTATCTGCGAAATAACTCCATTGACCGTAAACTAAATCCATGAATTCTTTTTTATCCTCATCTTGATAGACGTTCTTTTTCTTGATACTACCATCCTCCTGCTCCAAATCCACCACATCAAACTTCCACTGAGGTTCTCCTTTTACTTTTTTTATGTGTGTTTTCTTGTAAGCCAAGATAACACATTCTTTGGGGTTATATATGTAAGGCGCTGACGGTGACATCCATGAACCCCAAGCAGTCGTTTTACTTCTGTGTGGAGATTCTTCGTCCAAATCAACTATACCATAAAATTTATACCCGATTTTTTGCATTAAAGTCCAAAGTTCTGCAACGATGAAAACTCTCCCACCTTTGGACTGACGATTGATTTCATAAGGGACATTTATCGCAATTCTACCATCATCTTTCAAAACTCTAAAAGCCTCAGTTAACCATTTAACGGAAAATTCTTTATATGTTTCAAAATCCATATCATCATCATGAACATCATAATCAATACCTACCCCATATGGTGGAGATGTAACAATTAGGTCGATGGAACCTTCAGGCATTGTCTTCATGACCTCTGAACAATCTCCGTTAATTATTTTATTTACAAAATTTTCCATTAAAATGTTTTATTTACTTAATTCTAATAAATTTTTTCCATTAAGTCCAGTTAAAATGATATTTTTTTCCATTATAACCTTCCTTCCTGTCTCATTTGTTCTCTTATTTTTGTTGCTGAAATTTCGCTTACTTCTTGAGGTGGTATATGTTCGATAATATCGTAACCGACACCACGACCGAAATTTACAGATTCAATATCAGGTATAATCATAACCTTAACTTTTTCATCTCCAACCAATTGCCACAATTCTTTTTTAATATTCATTTCAACTTCAGCCGCAGAAAATGGATTTTTCTCATCAGGTTTGATGTCTCTTATACAAATGAGAACATTCTTTCCTTCATTTAATCTTTGGTCAACGAGCCATCTGTGACCCGAGTGCCATGGTTGCCATCTTCCAATAAACATTGAATACTGCTTGGCGCCAGTGTTCTTCAATTTAGGGTCTCCTTCAACGTGGATTTTTTGCATATTCTAAAAGTTTTTTTACTGATTCTTCAACATCATCAAATGTTGTATCCAAATCGAAGTAATTCTCAACTGGTTGTTGATAGTCACTTACGAAATAATTTTCTCTACCTCTAACCTCTGAAGTATGAACGTAAACCTCAATTAAGTTATTCCCAATTTTTTCTTTGAACTTATCTCTTTGGTCTTTGTATGGAGAAACCAAAGAAACAACAACATCTTTTCCTTTCTTGTGGAGATAATGTGCAATTTGTTGAGCAAGTTCGATATTTTTTCTTCTACCTGTTTCAGAATAATCCTTATTATCAAACAAGTCCCTTAAGTCATCACCATCAATATGAAAAACTCCAGGTTTATCCCAAAGAATTCTTTTACAAATTGTTGTCTTACCTGAACCAGGTTGTCCTGTTAACCAAATAATCATTTTTCTAAATTTTTAATTTTTCTATCTAAATAAAATGCAGCTTTTTTAAGGTCTTCTAATTCTTTTGTAACACATTTTTTTCCAGCTCGAGCAACATATTTGACAACGTTGAATAAATAAGCGTCTTTATCTAATTCCCACGCTTCACAAACTTTAATCACCTCGTAAGGGTTACTCTCACCCCCATAATGATTTGGATGATTTACCATTTCATTTGACTGTTCACTCATATCTTTAT